TGGTCATCCGAAGGCTCGTTTTTTAGGTAGGCACGCCGCTGGGACTTTATTGAGAATCGCAGGGTAGGACTTATGGAGAACACAGCAGCCCCATCCCGCTCTAGTTTGGGTGCGCTTAAATCAACTTAAAGTCAATTAAAGCTGAATGTTGATAACTAAGGCTGAAGCTGCACGTATTGTGGGAGTTAGCGGCCAAGCTGTTGCGCAAGCCATTAAGCATGGCCGGATCAGTGTTGTTGAGCAAGACGGGCGGCAATGGATTGAGCGTGACGGATTGGAACAGACGTGGGCGGAGAACAGCAGGAAGCGGATACCAAATATCCGGCAACATCGTCCTGGGCCAACTGTTGAAAGGCGGACAGAAGAGCTGCCTGATTACAACGAAAGCCGCGCACGGACTGAGTGGCTGCGCGCTGAGCTGATGGAGCTGGAGCGTGCAGAGAAGGAGGGCGAGCTTGTGCGTGCTGACGAGGTGGCTAAGGCTTGGACTGAGTTAATTGCGATAACGCGGACAAAGATGATGGCGGTTCCGTCGAAAGCTAAACAGCGCATACCGGAGATCCCGGCGGATGCGTTCGTGGCGCTTGAAGAGATTGTGCGCGAGGCCCTGGAGGACTTGGCTAATGGCTGACATTGCTGAGCTGATGCGTGGAGCTTTGGAGGCGTTCCGTCCGCCGGAGAAGCTGACGCTGAGCGAGTGGGCTGATCGTTATGCGTTCTTGTCTGCTGAATCGAGTGCTGAGGCAGGCAGGTGGCACACGCTGCCGTATCAGAAGGGAATGATGGACGCGGTGACTGATCCGGCTGTGGAGCAGATCACGGTGATGAAGTCAGCGCGTGTGGGTTACACCAAGATGATCAACCACGCGATTGGTTATCACGTCCATCAGGACGCTTGTCCAATCATGGTTGTGCAGCCGACTGTGGAAGACGCGCAGGGCTACTCAAAGGAAGAGATCGCCCCGATGTTGAGAGACACGCCTTGTCTGGCTGGCTTGGTGAGTGAGTCGAAAGCGAAGGACGGGAACAACACGATTCTGCAGAAGAATTTCCCAGGCGGCACGTTGTCGCTGGTGGGGGCCAACTCACCGCGTGGCTTTAGGCGTGTCAGCAGAAGGGTTGTGTTGTTTGATGAGGTTGACGGTTATCCGGCGTCAGCGGGATCTGAGGGTGATCAGATCAAGCTGGGTATCAAGCGAACTGAGTATTACTGGAACCGCAAAATCATTGCTGGCAGCACGCCAACGGTAAAGGACTTTAGCCGCATCGAGCGGATGTACGAGGAGTCGGATAAGCGTAAGTATTTCTTGCCTTGTCCAGACTGCGGTGAGATGCAGGTGCTGGAGTGGGAAAACATCAAGTGGATCAACAATGATCCTGAGACTGCGGCCTATGCGTGCAAGGGTTGCGGCGTTCTGATCCCGCACAGCAAGAAACGCTGGATGGTTGAGCGCGGCGAGTGGCGTGCGACAGCAGCGGGCAACGGCAAGCACGCAGGGTTTCACATCTGGGCGGCGTACAGCTACAGCCCGAATGCGCGCTGGGCTGATCTAGTCGCTGAGTTTTTAGAGGCCAAGTCAAACCCTGAGCAGCTGCGGGTGTGGATCAACACCACGCTGGGGCAGACATGGTCTGACGATTACAGCAGCGCGATGAGTGCTGAGGCGCTGGTGGAGCGGTGTGAGGATTACGAGGAGGGTGTGCTGCCTGCTGGTGTCTTAGCTGTCACGATCGGCGTTGACGTGCAGGGTGGCGGCGGAACGCTTGGGGAGAGGTTGGCGATCAGCGTGTGGGGCTGGGGCCGTAAGGAAGAGGGCTGGCTGATTCAGTACGTCGAGATTGCAGGAGACCCGACGCGGTCTGAGGTGTGGAAACGTCTAGATGAGTTCGTGACGCGGCGTTGGCCGCATCAGCTGGGCGGCAGCTTGAAGGCTGACTTTATTGCTGTTGACAGCGGTGGTTTTGCCACGAGCGAGGTCTATCAATACGCGCGAGAGCGCAGGGCTAATGGCGTGATCGCCATCAAAGGTCAAAGCCAGCGAGACAAGCAGCCGATTGGCAAGGCCACAAGGGTGGACATCAACTCACGAGGCAAGACGATTAAGAAAGGCGCGACTTTGTACCCAGTCGGTGTTCATGCCATCAAGAACACAATGGCTGGGCGGTTGAAGTACACCGAGCTGGGCGAGGGTTACTTGCACTTTCACGCGACAACGGGTGAGGAGTATTTCAAGATGCTCACGGCAGAGAAGCAGGCAATCAAATTCCGCAACGGATTCCCTGAGCGCATTTGGGTCAAGAAAGGCGGCGCAAGGAACGAGAGCTGGGACACATTGATTTACGCCTATGCCTGTTTGCAGCTGCTCTATCGCAAATACGATCGCCGGACAATTTGGGATCAGTTGGAAAAGCGTTTGGAGCAGCCGCTAAGATCGAAGGAAGCAACGCGTAAAGCAGTTGCGGCGCCGTCGTTCGTGAACAACTGGTGATTAAACATCCGGCTGAAATCAGGATCGGCGACACCGTAATTTTTGATGTGCCGTCTTTTGCCAACAGCATTGGCACAACGATTGACAACAGTTACACGCTGACTTGGTACGGGCGGACCAATACGGCCAGTAAAGGTGCAGCAGTAGTTGGAACCAATCAGGGTGACGGATGGCGGATCACAATCCCATCGTCAACGACTGATGACTGGGTTGCTGGTACTTGGTATTTCCAGCTGGTAGCCGTTAGCGGCTCGACGCAGTATCTGGCGGGCGAGGGTCAGTTCAAGGCCATCGCAAGCCTTGCTTATTCAGGCGATCCTGGCGCGTTTGATGGTCGCAGCCGTGCGCAAGTTGATCTTGATCAAGTCCAGGCAGCCATTCGCACGATTCTTGATGGCGGTGCCGTTAAGAGTTACTCAATCGCTGGGCGCAATCTGCAGAAATATGAATTGGCAGATTTGTTGGCCTTGGAAACTAAACTGAAGGCTGAGGTTAAACGTGAGCAGACAGCTGATCTGATTCGCAATGGCCAGGGCAATCCCCACAACTTGTTCGTGAGATTCTGATGGGCGTTCGATCTGCTTTCCGCGAACTGTTCCGGCGTGAGCGTCCTCAGCGTCGCCGTAGTTATGCAGGCGCGAGAGTTAGCCGGCTGACTGCTGACTGGGTGACGAGTGGCACCAGTGCAGACAGCGAGATTAAGTCCAGTTACAAGATGCTGCGCAATCGCGCGCGACAGCTTTGCCGGGACAACGACTATGCAAAGCAGGCGCTCAGGTCAATCACCAACAATGTCATTGGGCACGGTATCTATCACCAGTCGCAGGTGCGGATGCAACGTGGCGGTCGGATGGACGAGGCAACCAACGCCCGCATTCATCAAGCATGGACACGCTGGAGTCATAAGACCCGCTGCGATGTCAGTGGCTTGCTGAGCTTTTATGACATGGAGCGGCTGCTGTGCCGCAGCTTGGCTGAGTCCGGTGAGGTCTTCATCAGGATCATTCGCCGTCCATTCGGTGACAGCGGGATTCCGTTTGCGCTGCAGGTGCTTGAGGCTGACTATCTCGTCGATGATGACGTTCAAGCCGCAAAGGACGGCAGAACGGTGCGCATGGGCATTGAGCGGGATGAATACTTGCGCCCGATCGCTTACAACTTTTATGCCAATCATCCTGGCGATGTTTACGCCGGCAACGTGCGCACTGCGCGCCGGATCCGTGTCAACGCAGATGATGTGATTCATCTGTTTATGCCTGAGCGTCCTAGCCAGACGCGCGGCGTCACTTGGTTTGCATCAGCGTTGCAGCGGCTGCACATGCTCGACGGTTATGAGAACGCTGAACTTGTGCGTGCGCGGGCTAGCAGCGCATTGATGGGATTCATCACCAGCCCTGAGGGTGAGCTGGTGGGTGATGACGTTGTTGATGGTGAGCGCGTCACAGACTTTCAGCCTGGCGTCTTCAAGTACCTGGACCCCGGGCAGAGCGTAGAGGTGCCGCAGCTGGATGCACCTGATGGTCAGCTTGAGGCGTTTACGCGGTCAATGTTGAGGGCTGCGGCCGCTGGAATCGGCGTGAGCTTTGAAAGCATCAGCAAGAACTACAGCATGTCTAACTACAGCAGCAGCCGGCTGAGCTTGCTTGAGGAGCGGGATACATATAAGTGTCTGCAGCGTTATTTCAT